CTCTTTTTTTTACGCACGCGCCCCCTTAGTCATTGGGGTCCCCTATAAAACAACAGGGTTTCGATAGGAGAAGGTCATAGTCATGCGGAAAGGTGCACGAATCACACCGGCGTCGCGCACAGGGCGCAAGGTGAGGCAGACCAGTGCGGCGGATGCTGCCTCACTGGTCAGTTCGAGTGTGCCAGTGTTGTCGGACATCGGTTTCGAGTCTGCCGACCCTGCGACGGTGCAGCCGCCTGCGTGGATGCCAGCGGAGCACGAGCCTGAGTTCCGGCGCATTGCTGCGGCGATCGCCAAGTGCAACGTCTTGCATCCGGCGCACGCGGACGCGATTGCGGTGGCGGTCGGGGACATGTACGAGGCGCAGGAACTGCGTGCGAAGCTGCGCAAGATCGGGCACACCTACGTCGTCGACGGCATGCCGCGCGTGCGTCCTGAGTCGAAGATGCTCGAGGCGTGCCAGAAACGCATCGCGGGCGCGCTGCTGGACTTCGGCCTGACGCCGTATGCCTACGTCCGCAACGTGCTGAAGGCGGAGCAGGCAGGGCGTGTGGCGCGCAAGAAACCGAGCCTGAGCGGCCCGCAATCGGCCACCGACCCGTCGTCGAAGTTCGCCAAGTTCCGCAGATGAAGGCAGCGACGACCTACGCCGCGCGCATGAAGGCGTACCTGGACGCGGTGCGCACCGGCGCGCGTCCGTGCAGCATGTACGAGCGGCAGGCGATCGCGCGGCATGACGCCGACTTGCGGCGCGTGGGGACGGACGGGTTCCCCTACGTGTGGGACCAGCAGGAGGCGGACACTGCGTGCGAGTTCCTCGAGTTGCTGCCGCACGTGAAGGGCCGTTGGGCGCGGCTGCGTGCAGGGCAGCCGCGCGAGACGCTGCGCCTCGAGGGCTGGCAGGTGTTCCTCGTGTCCAGCATCTTCGGCTGGCGTCACGCGAAGAGAGGCACGCGGCGGTTCCGCATCGCGTGCCTGTACATCCCGCGCAAGAATGCGAAGTCGACGCTGGCGGCCGGCATCGGGCTGTACATGGCGTTCGCGGACGGCGAGCCGGGCGCGGAGGTGTATGCCGGCGCGACGAGCGAGACGCAGGCATGGGAGGTGTTCGGGACGGCGCGCCGCATGGTCGGCTTGCTGCCTGAGATGCAAGAGGCGCTCGAGGTGCGAGTGAACGCCAACAACCTGATGCGTCCGTCGGATGGCAGCAAGTTCGCGACCATCATCGGCAAGCCCGGCGACGGCGCCAGTCCGCATTGTGCGATCGTCGACGAGTACCACGAGCACCAGACCAGCGAGCAGTTCGACACGATGCTCACCGGCATGGGCGCGCGTGACCAGCCGCTGTTGCTGGTGCTGTCGACTGCGGGCGACAACCTGGCGGGCCCGTGCGCGGCGGATTGGGAGGACTGCAAGCGGCTGCTGGCGGAGCCGACGCTGGACGACCGGAAGTTCGCGTTGATCTACACCACGGACCCGGACGACGACTGGACCAGCGAAGTCGCGTTAATCAAGGCGAACCCGAACTACGACATCAGCGTGGACGGGGAGTTCCTGCGCGCGCAGCAACGGGAGGCGCTGCGGAATGCGCGGAAACAGGCCACGTTCAAGACCAAGCATCTGAACCTGTGGGTAAACGCGGGCAACGCATTCTTCAACATCGAGCTATGGGACCGGCTGGCGGCGCCTTCGCTCAAGTTGGAGGACATGGCGGACCGACCGTGCGTCATCGGCGTCGACTTGGCGAGCAAGATCGACCTGGCGGCGGTGGTTCTGTTGTTCATGCCGACGGAGGATCAGCCGACCATTGACGTGTTCGCGCGGTTCTACGTGCCGGAGCGGCAGGCGATGGCGCGGGAGAACGCGCATTACTTCCAGTGGGCTGACGCGGGCTGGCTCACGGTCACGGACGGCGACATGATCGACCACGACCGCATATTCGCTGACACAACGCAGGTCGCGTCGGCGTACAATGTGCAGGAACTGGCGTTCGACCCGTACCAGTCGGTAATGCTGATCTCCCGGCTGATGGAGGCAGGGGTCAACTGCGTGGAGTACAGGCAGACCGTGGTCAACATGAGCGACCCGATGAAGTATCTGGAGGCGCTGATCCGTGCCGGCAGGCTGCGGCATGACGGCAATCCGGTGCTGCGTTGGTGCATCGCCAACGTCGAGGCGCGTGTGGACGCAAAGGACAATGTGTATCCGCGCAAGGCCGGCAACGACCCGGCGCGCAAGATCGACGGGGCGGTGGCGCTGGTGCAGGCGGTCGGGCGGTACATCGCGTTGGCTGCGGCGGGCGATGAAGGCTTTGATTCGTTCCTCAAGAATCCGGTGGTGGCAGCATGAACGTGTTGACGCTTTTCAGCCGTGGACTGCTGCGGTTCGTGACCACCGGCTTTCGTGTGCTGCGCGGCGAGCAGTACAAGGACCCCATGTCGACGGGCGGCAGGGGTTCGTTGCGCGATGTGACGGACGAACGCGGCTTGCAACTGTCGACGGTGTGGGCGTGCCACACGCTGCTGGTCGACACGATCGCCATGCTGCCGTTGCGGCTGTACAGGCGGCGTTCTGGCAGCACGCCGGAGGAAGTGCGGGATCACGCGGTGCTGCGCGTCGTCCAGCGGCAGGCCACTGCGTCCATGTCGTCCTACGACCTGATGACCGCGCTGACGTTCAACCTCGTGGCTTACGGCAACGCATTCGCGTACCTGACGCGCGCCGCAGGCGGCGATGTCGTGGACCTGTTTCCGTTGCAAGCCAGCATGGTGAAGACGCTGGTCCAGCCGGACGGCTCGCTGGCGTACACGCTCGAATCGGATGCAGGCGAGCGCACCATCCCGCCGGATCGCATGCTGCACGTCCGCGGCTTCGGTTACAGCGGTCTCCAGGGGCTGTCCACCTTCGGCTTCATGCGGCGAACGCTGGCCGTGGCCGCTGCCATGCAGGAGCATGGTGGCAAGTTCTTTGACAATGGTGGGCGTCCGTCCGGCGTGTTCACCATCGACAAGGTGCTGAAGCCTGAGCAGCGCGAGGCGATCCGTGAGCAGTTCCTCCAGAAGATCGAGGGTCAGGACAATGCGTTCCGCACGCTGGTGCTCGAAGCCGGCATGCGTTACGAGCGGTTGGGCTACTCGCCGGAGGACATGCTGCTGGTGGACCAGCAGCAGTTTAACGCGGAGGAGTTGTGCCGGTTCTTTCGCATCCCGCCGCAGTTGGTCGGCGTGAAGGTCGAGGGCACCGCCTACACCGGGCTGGAGCAGTTGAACCTCGCGTTCGTTACCTACACGCTGCGCCCGTTGCTGTCGCGATTCGCGCATGCGCTCACCGTGCAATTGCTGCGGCCGGAGGAGCAGGTTGACACTTTCTTCGAGTTCGACGTGACGCCGCTGTTGATGGCGGATCATGCTGCGCTGGCGACGTACTACGCGCAGATGACGCAGAACGGGTTGATGACGCGGAACGAAGTGCGGGCGCGGATGAACCTGGCGCCTGTCGAAGGTGGCGACGCACTCACCGCGCAGACGAACCTGGCACCGCTCGACAAGTTGGGCGAGCAGCCGTCGCGTGGCGCGCCGCCGCAGGACGCTGGCCAGCCACTCAAACAGTCGGAACCCGTGCCGCCTGCCGTCGTGCACGTGCACGTGCCCGAGTTCAAGATCGAACCCGTTCCGGTGTACGTCAACCCAGCTGAGCCTGCGACGGTGGTGGTCGCACCGGAAGTCCACGTGCCGCCTGCGCCGCCTGCGCCGAAGGTCGTGGAGAAGGTGGTGGTGCCCAACGACGACGGCTCGTGGACTGTGAAGGAGAAACTGCAATGACCATCGTGGTCCCAAACAACGGCGAGGGCGACGCCCTCGAATACTTCACCAACCGCGCGGCGCCGCAGAACCTGGTGCTGCGCCTCTACACAAACAACATCACGCCGGCGGAGACGGACACTGCGTCGACGTACACGGAGGCGAGCGGCTCCGGCTACGCTGCGATCACGCTGACGGGTTCGTCATGGAACGCGCCGTCTGAGGGTGCGCCTTCGTCCATCGGCTACGCGCAGCAGACCTTCACGTTCACGGGCGCGCTCGGCAACGTGTATGGCTACTACATGACGCGCGCAACGTCGGGCCGCATCGCGCTCGCGGAGCGGTTCACCAACGCACCGTTCAACATCGCGAACAACGGCGACCAGATCAAGATCACGCCGCAGATCACGGCGGACTGAGGAGGAGGCACATGATTCTGCGCAAGGGCATGTGGGTGAACTACAAGGGCAAGGTCGGCATCCTGATTCCGGAGGCGCGTGACCAGGGCGGGCTGACGGTGCACTTGGTCAACAAGGGCGGTGAGACGGTCGAGGTGGTGCGCAACCTGTCGCCGGCGGACTTTTCGCAGGCGGCGCTCAACGACATCCCGGAGTCGCGGCGGCCGACCGAAGTGCTCGCGCGCCGGCTCGGTTATCTCTGAGGGCGCGATCATGCTCTTGCTCGCCAGCACGTCCGACCAGATTCGCGTCGTCAGCACCAGCACGTCCGCGCTGGACGTGCAGGCGTGCGGCATGGACATGAACCCGTCGAACTCGGACCGCCCGACCGGGTTCCGGCAGAACACGATCATCACGACGGCGACGACCACGACCGTGTGCAACTCGCCCGCGTCCGGCGTGCTGCGCACGGTCAAGACCCTGAGCATCCGCAACCGTGGCGCCGCCACGCAGACGGTCACGGTGCAGCACACGGACGGCTCGACGACGGTCGAGGTCATCCGGGCGTCGCTGCTGCCCAACACCTCGTTGCTGTACCAGGAGGGCGCGGGCTGGTGGGTGACGGACACGCAGGGCCGCGCGGCGGTCGCCAACATCCCGAACTCCGGCGCGCCTGTCGTGGATCAGGACACGCTGGTCTTGCTCGCATCGGACGTGGTGAACAACAACGGCACCGCGAACACGATGCAGGACGTGACCGGACTGTCGTTTTCGGTGCTGACGGGGAAACTCTATTGGTTC